TACTGCCAACGTGGGACTTAACAGTAGAAGACACGCACGAATATGTAGCTAATGGAATTCTTGTACATAACACATTCACCGCTATTAGACGTAGGTTCGAGGACCGTAATCTACCTATCGTCACGTGGTGCTACCAGTGTTCAGCTAACCCCATTGACGGGTGGTTAGGCCAAGACACCATTGACGCTAAGAAGCTAGAGATCCCCACAGAGATGTGGCGTACTGAGTATGAGCTCGGTGAGCCTGCTATTGGTAACCGCGCATTTGATCCAGATGCGGTCGAGGCTACTTTTGATTACCCATTTGAGCCTATTAAAGAAAAGGTCCAAAAGGACTTCGAAGAATACACATTTGAGCTTCCAGATCGTCACGGTACGTATGTTGCCGCTGCTGACTGGGGTAAAGAGAAGGACTACACAGTCATCTCTGTAATGCGGGCTGATGTACAGCCTGCTCGCCTGGTGTATTGGATGCGGGTTAACCGTCGTCCATACCCACAAATGATCGGTTGGTTCAATGACGCCATCAAAACATATTCTGCCTATGCTATTCATGACGGCACTGGTCTTGGGAACGTGGTTAATGATTACGTCGATCTCAGAGCTCAAAGCTTCATTATGTCTGGCCAATCAAGAGACAACATGCTCAGTGAGTACGTCTCCGCTGTCGAGAATAATCGAGTCGCTTACCCAAAGTTCAAAACCAATTACATCGCCCATAAGTACACCCGTGTCGGTGACCTCTATGGACGTGGAAAAGACTTCCACCTTCCTGATGAAGTTTGCTCTCTCGCGCTAGCGTGGAAGGTAGTAAAGAGACAGGGATTCGCTGGTGGAGAGGCTGTAACTATTGCGCGCGATATGGTGCCTACACGCAGCGAAGCATTGTTCCTTCCGGAGGAGAAACGTAAAGGCGCGAACACAGAAGACCCATCAATTGCGGTGTATGTAAAGAACCCCAAAGAGGATCTGAGCCTCATTGTCTAGGCAGTGGAGTAAAGCCGATTGGGAAGCTGCTCTGTTGCTGTTAATAGACAGTGGCTTTACGGTGATCAAAGACGACAAACAGACAAGAGTGATTGTGATCCAAGCTCCTGAATAAAGGGGAACGGCTTGAAAGACACATATGACATCGTTGCGATATCTGACATTCAAGCTCCTTCTCATGACGTAAAGGCCGTCAGGGCGGTTACTAACTTCATTAAGGACTTCGCTCCAGATTTGCTCATATGTGTAGGTGATGAAGCAGATTCCCCTGAGCCCGCGCGTTGGAACAAGGGCAAAGCTATGGAATACGGTGGCACCCTACAGAAAGGTCTAGATACCGTACATGCCATTATGTCGGGGTTTAGGGATGCTCTTGGAGATAAGCCATTCATGCTCCAGCGTAGTAATCACGGTGATCGTATTGAGATATACGTGGATAAGTACGCACCAGCATTGAGCTCATTACACAACCTGAAGTACGAAGCGCTGCTAAAGTACGCTGATCTAGATATCAAGTACAGCAACAAAGACCTTACGCGCGTAGCGCCAGGATGGATGATGGCACATGGAGACGAGGGCGGAAGTTCTCAAATTGCCGGTGGAGTTGCTATGGGTATTGCTCGCCGTACTGGATACTCCATCGTCTCGGGACATACTCATAAGCTGGGCCTACAACATCAAAACACCGCAGTAAACGGGAAGATGGTAAAGAACCTCTTTGGGTTCGAGGTAGGCCATTTGATGGACCTTAAAGCTGCATCTGCACAGTACCTAAAGACCGGTGGTGCTAATTGGCAGCAGGGCTTTGGCATCCTGCGCGTGCATAAAGGACATGTGTTCCCTGTGCCAGTACCTATTTTGGGGCGTAAGTTCTCTGTAGACGGCCAGGTTTACTCATGGAATTGATGTAGTAGAACAGCTAGCTACTATCTAAGTATGTTGAAAGACGGCATTATTGAAGCCCTTGGGTGGGCTCGTGATGCTTGGTTAAAGGCTTCGGATAACAAAAAAGAACGCGCAATGGTATATATCGACGCTTTGCTAGACCAGTTTAATCAAGGGCTATCATGGAATGACGCGTTCAAAAAAGACATGATGTTAGACGATGTTAAATTCGAAGACGATTGGGATGAAACAGATGAATGAACAGTTTGAATCAGCGTTTGGTGTTACGCATTTTTCGCCAGACGTTGCAGAAGATGTATCTAAGGGTCTCCCCGCTGGACTTAAACTTGGCAGTAAGATGCCGAAGAAGCTTCCAAATAAGGAAATGTCAGCAATGAAAGATCGGACTGCAAAGCGACTAAAGCTTGTTGGTCTAATCAAGCCACAGAGTTAATCTAGACTCTTCCGGTACGATAGAGAAGATACTGGAGGATCTTAATGAACGTATTTGGCGTTAACCACATCACCAAGCGTGACTTTAGAGAGCCCGTAACTGGTGCTGTTGGCGGAGCTGCTGTTGGCGGCGCTGCTGGATTTTCTCTAAAGGCACTCAGCGGAGCCAGCAAAAAGGGCAAAGCCAAGCAGATTATTGATACCGCAGAGACCATTATGGGCGGCGGTGACAAAGCTGTTAAGGCTGGCCGTAGGGCAGTGAGACCACCTATTAGCGGTAAAGCTGCTATTGCTGGCGGTGCTGTTATGGGTGCTGCTGCCGGAGGAGTTGCGGGACACAAGCTCCAGCAACGTAGAAAGCCTTAACAACTTCCTATATGGTGCCTAATACATGCTTATGACCAGAGAGTAGATAAATGCCGGATCAGAGAAACCTCGAAGACGACAACATCTTTGACGAGGTTCCGAAGAATACAAACCCAATGGTTGAACTGGGTTTGACTGGCGTTCGACGTACCTCTGGCTACATTGACGAAGAGTTTCTTCCGCAGCTACGCGGGCGTAAGGCTGTCCAGGTATTTAGGGAGATGAAAGATAATGACCCTGTTATCGGAGCTCTACTCTTCGCTACGGACCGTCTGCTACGTCAAGTGGAATGGCGGGTCGAGTCGGCAGGCGATAAACCAGGAGATAAAGAGGCTGCTGAATTTCTAGAGCAGTGTATGGAAGACATGTCGCATACCTGGGACGACATGATTACAGAGATTCTTACCATGCTTCCCTTTGGGTGGTCATGGCACGAGATTGTCTACAAGCGCCGTTGTGGGCCACTAGAAGATAGTGCTACCAAGAGGTCTAAGTTCACTGATGGACGTATTGGGTGGCGGAAGATCCCCATTAGGTCGCAAGAGACCTGGCTACGCTGGGTGTTTGATGACCAGGGTGGGATTCAAGCGATGGTGCAAATGTCGCCCCCTCACTACAAGTCAGTCACTTTGCCTGTAGAGAAAAGCCTTTTGTTCCGTACTTCTACGGAGAAGAACAACCCAGAGGGTCGTAGTTTCCTACGTAACTCATATCGTCCTTGGTACATGAAGAAGCGCCTAGAGGAAATCGAAGCTATTGGCGCTGAGCGTGACCTCGCAGGTCTTCCAGTAGCAAAGATTCCAAGGGAATACCTCGCAGCACCTGTGGGATCAGATCGTCATAAGATGGCTGAAGCTTTCAAGAAGATGGTTCGTTCTGTACGTAGGAATGAGCAAGAAGGTCTCATTCTTCCTATGGAATACGACCAAGACACCAAACAACCACTGTTTGAGTTTGAGCTACTCGGTGGCGGTGGAGGTCGTCAATTCAACATTGGCGAGATTATCCAGCGGTACGAAGAGCGTATGTTGATGAGTGTATTGGCTGACTTTATTCTTGTAGGCCATCAAGGCGTGGGGTCATATTCACTACATACAGACAAGACTGGCCTATTCCGTGCATCCATGAACTCAATCGCGCAGACAATTGCTGATGTATTCAACAACTACGCTATCCCGCGTCTATTCAAGGTAAATGGATGGAAGCTAGACCAGCTGCCACAGATTGTTCCTTCTGACGTAGATCCTCCAGACCTTACTCAGCTGGGTCAGTTCATGGGGCAAATGTCCTCTGCTGGTGTCGAATGGTTCCCAGACCCCGATCTGGAGAAGTTCGTACGTAACATCGCGCGCCTTCCTGAGCTTAGTGAAGAGGATGAAGAAGTCCTCGAAGTGCAGGATCGTCAAGCTCAAATTATCTCGCTTGCGCAACAGAAGATGCAGATTATCCAGATGCAGCAGCAGGCTGCACAGGGTGCTATGTCTATGGAACAGCAGCAGATGGGATTGGAAGAGCAGGCCGCTGCTAAGGACGCTCAGATGAATGGCGAAGGCGAAGAAGCGCCAGATCCCAAGATGCAACAGGCCGACGAGCAGCACCAGCTAAAATTGGCACAAGAAGAACAAAAACTTACGCAAAAAGACGAGTTACATCAAGCAAAAGTGAAGCAGCTTAAGAGCAATCCAAAGGAGCCAAAGAAATGATCAGCGCATTTGGTGTAGAGCATGAGATTAGCAAGAGTGGCATCATGCCTGCGATTGCTGAGAACGCCGCTAGAGTTCCTCACAAGACGTTGAGTGGAGTTGCCAGTAAACTAGTAGCTAGACGTGCAGGGAAAGCAAAGCCTAGCAAGTATGGTTTCGCACACGCTAATGGGAAGGTATATCTGCTGCCCAAGCCTACTGTTCGTAATAATAAATACAAGGCTGGTCAAGCGCTCAATAAGCTCGGACTGACTAAATGGCGTAGCGAAGTTACAAGGGGATTTAGAAATGATCTCTAGAGGATGGTCTAAAAAGTGAAGCGCGAACAAGCTACGAGGGAATACTTGGGTATCTCCAAAAGCGACAGTCTAGTAGCGGCGGTGGATGCATATGAGTGGGTTGAACAACAT